CATCTTCTCGCGCGTAAGGAATGGATAGGAATTGATCGAGATGCTGGTCTATCACGATCCATGCTTTTACGGTGCTGTGATGGCTCGCTAGTTTTCTGTCGAGGAAGGTCATGTGTCACACCCGTTTAACGATGTTGGTGTCGGTCATTTTCCCTCCAGGGCGCGTCGAATGTCTGTCAGCAATGACACGTCACCCACATTCTCAACGTGATAAGACGCACCTTTGAGCAGTGCCCGCAGCCGCTCGATCTCGTCAGCGGCCTCTAACAGTAGACTTTCATAGAATTGTGGTCTCGGCTGGCGCAGCCGTTCAACGATGTCGGTCATCTCTTTTTCAGGGCCTCGTGGATGTCGTTGCGGAGTTGGATGTCGGAGAAGCCTTGGGCGACGGCGCTGACGCGAGCGAGGAGGTAGCGCAGCCGCTCGATCTCGTGGTCCTTAACCTCAAGATTCTCTGCGGCCTCGATGCAGAGCGGGTTGCCGACCCAGGTGCGCAGGCGCTCGACGAGGGTTTTCATGCGTGCTCTCCGTTCGTGAACAGAGCGATGAGCTTGGCGTCGGCGTGGTTGAGAACCTGGGCGATGCGACATTTGCTGGCCTCGGGCAGCGTGTCGAACTGCGCCCCGAGCTTGAAATGGCGATAATCGGTGGCGCGGGTGAGCCAGCGAAAGAGCTTGAAGCCGTGTCGCTCCATGCGGCCGAGCAACTCGTCGGCGCGGTAGTGGCGGAAATATGGATGCAGATAGAGGTCGACGATCTGGCTGTCGTTGTCGCGCGCGCTGTTGTGGAACGATACGATCGGATGATGCTTGGGCAATTGGCGGATGATGGCGCGGGTCAATGCGATGCCCTCGGCATCACGTTTGATGTCGAGCAACTTGAGGACCTCGGTGAAGGCCTCCAGCATCTGCCGCTGCTCGCTGCCGTAGACCAGGAGCGAGAGACGGCCGGTCGCCTTCTTGGTGAGAGCGGCGAGGCGGTCGAGAAACGGATCGACATTGGGAATGTGATGCAGGACGCCCGAGCAAGCCACGAAATCATAAGGACCGGGCGGATAGCGGTCGCTCAATAGCTCGGCGTGGATGAAGGTGAGATTGGTCATAGCATCAGGGCGCTTACGCCCGTCTGGTCCGATCATGCCCGCCTTCTCGGCGGCCAGCGCGATGGTGTTGGCGGAGGCGTCGATGGCGGTGACCGTCAACAACGGCTCCTGCGCCGCAATGGCGGTGGCCTCATACATGCCGCAGCCGACCACCAATGCAGTCTTGGGCGAGGGAGCCTCATCCGGCCAGAACGTGCCCCAGATCTCGGCGCGCGGGGCGTAATCGGTGAACAACAGCCGCACCTCGTCCGGGGTCCAGTCCTCGGGCGAGGGATAAGGATAGCTGTCGTAATGCGTCATGCGCGCTTGCGCGGTCGACCGCGCTTCTTGGGCTTGTCAACGGGCGGAACGGGCGGAACGGGCGGAACTGTCGGAACCGGCGTCGGCGGCTCCATGGCCAGCGCACTGCTCTTGATGGTGGTGTTCTTGTGGAACACGCCGTCGGGAACGGCAAAATAAACCGAGCCATGGCCAGCGCAGAACGGACAAGTGATGAGAATGGAATACTGATACAGGGCGGTCATTGTCTGGGCTCCTGTGGAGGCGGCTTGCTGGCGTCGTAATAGCTGTGCAACAGCATGTTGGAGGTCTCGATGCAGAGCTTGAGCAGGTCGGCGCGCAAATTGGCGGTCGCCACCGGGTCGATGTCGTGGTCGCTGCCCTCGGCCAGCGCGAGATTGCCGCCCAGCCAGATCGCGATCAGTTCGGCCAGGATGTAGCCGATTTCCTCAGAGGTGCGGCCGATCATGATCGGCTTGATTTGAGCGATGGCCTCCGCTCCGCGCGCCTGTAATTCCTCGGCCGTGAACTCGCTCTCGAACTTGGTCATGTTCCAATCTGGGCGTCGACCTCTTCGGTCGTGATCGACGGCGGCACCTCCACCGGCCGATCGAGCCGCCGCAGGATGTCCTCGACCTTCATGCGGATGTTGACCATCTCGTTGTAGAGCCGCACCAGCAGATTGTTGGTTTCGCTGAGCGACTTGTGCTTGCGGGCAGATGTTCTGGGTTTGGCCTTGCGGCGGCGCGGTTTCTTAGTTGCCACGGTGCTCCTCCAAAAGTTTGCGTACCATCTTGAAAAACTCGTCCTTGGCCGCGATCAGATCCATCGGCAAGCGCTCGTTGGCATGGCTGTGGAGATGCAAAATCTCGTCCATCAGCCGGTCCTGGAGCGTGAGCCCCGAGGCCAAAATCTCGGTCAGCTTGCCGATTACGTCCTTCTGCTTCTCGATGTCGCCCTCCAGCGAGGTGATCTCCGTCTCCAGCTTCTCGTTCTCGCTGGTGAGATCGGCAACCTGGTCCTCAAGCTCGTAAGGCATCAGAACTCTCCTGCCTGTCCTCATGCAAACGAGGACCTGTCCTCGTGCAAACGGGGATGATTGGTTAGTAACATTTTCGTATTGCATTGGGAAGCGGAATCGGCAATGCTTCGGCCCGGCAATGGAGTAAGATTAGATGGCTCGCCCGCATAAGGATGGCCCGCTCAAGGATCGCGTCCTCGCCATCCGCATTTCCCAAGAGGAACACCGCGTTTTCGGCCGCGAAGCCAGGAAACTGTCCATGGATACCTCGGCCTGGGCGCGCATGTGGCTGCGCTACGGCGCCCATCTGGTCAAGTTCATCCCCCGTACCGTGCGAGGCGACGAATTGGTGAAAGAAAAATAATGACCAGCCCGCTGACCGAAACCATCGAACTCGATCACGCCATCAAGCTCGCCGACGACATCGAGGCGGAAAAGAAACTGCGTGACGCACGCAAGGCCCAAGCCGTGCCCGACGGCCTGATGGAGTTCGTGCGCTACTTCTGGAGCGTGATCGAGCCGGAAACCAAGCTGGTCGAAGGCTGGCTGCTGGAAGCAATCTGCCAGCACCTGGAAGCCGTCACCCACGACAAGATCACCCGCCTGCTCATCAACGTCCCGCCCGGCAGCATGAAAAGCCTGATGGTCAACGTGTTCTGGCCCGCCTGGGAATGGGGGCCAATGAACCTCTCCCATCACCGCTACGTCAGCTTCTCGTACTCCTCGGGCCTGACCGAGCGCGACAATCTCAAGTTCAAGAAGCTGGTGACGAGCGAGCGCTTTCGCCAACTCTACGGAGAAAACTTTGACCTCGAAAAAGAAGGCGAAATCAAAATCACGAATAGCCGCACGGGAAGCAAGTTCGCATCCTCGGTCAAGGGTATCGGTACCGGCGAAAGAGGCGATCGCGTCGTCATCGATGATCCTCACGACGTGCACAAGAGTGAATCAGATATTGTGCGAACGGATACTGTTCGTTGGTTCCGTGAAACCATCACAGACCGTCTCAATGATCTCGACCGTTCCGCCATCGTCATTATCATGCAGAGAGTTCATCAAGCGGATATTAGCGGATTTATCCTCGAGGCGGGCTGGCCGTACTGCCACCTGATGGTGCCGATGGAATACGAGGGCGGACGCGAGCCCTATAATCCGCTCGGCTGGGTCGATCCGCGCACCGAGGAAGGAGATCTCGCATGGCCGGAGCGTTTTTCGCCCGAAGCAGTCGCCACCATCGAAAGAGAGAAAGGAAGCTGGGCCTACGCTGGCCAATATCAGCAACGGCCAGCCCCGCGTGGTGGCGGTATTATAAAGCGCGCCCACTGGAGACCCTACACCTCGGAAGATTGTGGGCGCTTTGGCGTTTCATGGCCGAAATTCCCGGTGATGAGCTATACCGTACTCTCGATCGACACCGCGCAAACCGAAAAGAAACAAAATGACCCCTCCGCAGGCGTCGTGCTCGGCGTGTGCGCCGATATCTATGACAATCGCCGCATCATGCTGATGCAGGCCTGGGCACAACGCCTCGAACTCTACGAACTGGTCAAGGAAATCGAGAAAACCTGCCGCCAGTTCAAGGTCGACCGCGTACTGGTCGAAGATAAAGCCTCCGGCTATCCCGTCGCCCAGGAACTGCGACGACGAGGCCGCACGATCTCGGATCTGATGAGCTTCAACCCCAAAACCGCCGACCGCGCCGACTTCGGCGTGCAACTGGTGACGCCGGAAGGCGACAAGGTCGCAAGAATGTACGCGGTGCAGAACCTGTTCGAATGCGGCCTGATCATGGCCCCGGCGGAAGCAACCGGAGCCGGAGACTATCTGTTCAAGGAGTTCGCCGACAAGGTCATCTCCGAATGCGAGGTCATGCCCAAAGGCGAGCACGACGACCTCGCCGACGCCATGTCGCAAGCCCTCATCCACCTACGCGCACTCGGCCTCGCCCGCCTGCCCGACGAATGGGAGATCGACGAGCGCGATGCCAACGTCTATCGCAAGCAACCCGTCCCGCTCTATCCGGCCTTCACATGAGCATTGAATGCGATCCCGATGCTCTCAAGGAGTTCGTGCAAAAAACCGCGGACATGTTCCAGCATTTCGATCAGCGAATATCGTCGCTCGAAAAACAAATGGCGCTGGCCCGCGAAGCAATGCTCGCGATGCGCGATATAATCGCCGAAGTTGTCCCGGAGGACAAAAATGCCTGACGACAACGAGTTCATGCGCGCTCAGGCCGAGCACGCCTGGGATACGATGCAACTCGCATCGATCAAAGCGCTGCAATACTGCCTGGTCGACTACGCCACCAACGCCTGGCGCAAGATCGACGAGGTGCCGCCGCCGATCAATGTTCCAGTGCTCGCCATCGGTGCGCCCGGCGAGGGCGTGCTGGTGCTGGTGCTGACTCAGAACGGCGAATGGCGCACCACCATGGGCGGCCAACCGCACAAGCCGCCGACACTCTGGATGCCTTGCCCCAACCTGCCCAAGGGCGATCGGCTTGAGACCACAAAGCTCTCAGTGGCGAAATAATGTTCCCAATCATGACGGAGGAGCAGCTAAAGGCCGCCGATGAGGCCACGCTGCGTCAGCGCGTGCGCGAATTGAGAAATGCGTCTGCCGTGCTGTACCAAATAAGAGACCGTCAGCAGGAGATTAGAAACTGTCTGCTCGTGGTCGTGGATATATTGAGGAAAATCGAAACATCCCTGCGGAAACCTCGTCGTAAGAGCAAAGGTAGAAAGAAAGGATGAAAAATGACCCTCGGTGAATATCGCGTCGGTATCGAGTTCAACCCCTCCGGCAACGAGATGGTCAACACCATCAAGCAGCGCGCCGCCGACCTGATCGATTGCATCAACGACGTGCATAGCGAGGGCGATCCGACCGAGGTCGCCCGCCTCAAGGCGCTTGCCATGACCAATGTCGAAGACGCCGCGATGTGGGCTGTCAAGGCCGTCACCAAGCGGCCGAAATGAGATACGAGGTCAAGCTTTATCCTTGGACCGGCGTCTGGCCTGCCTACCCGCATCTCTATCCAATGCTGCCGCGTGAAGGCTTGTGGTTCTGGGCCGACTTCCCTGAACGACGGCCCTATATCCGCAGAAAGTGAGGTGGTGCGACATACCGGGAGAGACATTCCCAAACACCATAATAAGAAGGCCCTCGCCTGTGGCCAGGTGGGGGCCTTAGCTTGTGTGCAAGTGCACAGGGTATAATGTGTGAGAGAATCAGGCTCCCGCAATGGCCGAAAACGGCGCAACACCCCTCGACCCCTGGCTGAACCTCGGCCCCGGCGATATCGCCATCACCGAGGACAGCGGCGGCGGCGATGACGTCGCCATCGACATGCGCGATGACGGCAGCATTCACGTCGACATCGGCGATGCCGTCAGCAATTCCATCCGCGCCTCCAAGGCCCATGACGCCAATCTCGCCGAGTTCATCGACAACAGCGAGCTAAGGCTGATCTGCGACGACCTCCTCAACGGCATCGATGCCGATCTCCAGTCGCGACAAGACTGGATCGACCGCCGCGCCGCCGGGATCAAGCATCTCGCGCTCAAGGTCGAGAACCCGCGCTCGCCGTCGGCCGATGCCGACACCGCCGTCGAGGGTCAGTCGGTGGTGCGTACCCCGATCATGCTCGATGCCGTGCTGCGGTTCCAAGCCAATGCCAGAGGCGAGCTTCTGCCCGCAGGCGGCCCCACCAAGATCCGCAACTTCCGTACCCCCAGCACCATCGAGCGCCGCCTGGAAGAACAAATGAGCGGCGCACCCTATGTCGATCAGAGCGATATCCTCGCCGACGACCTGGAACTCAAGTTCAACTACTACCTCACCGTCACCGATAAGGTTTACTATCCCGACACCAACCGCATGTTTTTCATGCAGGGCTTCGGCGGCTCAGGCTTCAAGAAGGTCTATCGCTGCCCGATCAAGCGCAGACCGGTCTCGCGTGCCATCGATGCCGACGATATCATCGTGTCCGACAACGAAATCTCGCTCGAAGACTGCGGGCGCGTCACCCATCGCATCAAGATGCGGCCTTCGATCCTGCGCCGCATGCAACTCGCGGGGCAATACCTTGATATCGATCTCCAGACACCAAGCGCTCCTGATCCCGATGCCGTGGAGCGCGCTGAACGAGACGTGGCGGGCCTATCCGTTGGTTACGGTCAACGGCCCGCTGATTACGAGCACACAATCTACGAATGTTATTGCGAACTTGACATTCGAGGCTTCGAGCACAAGGAGCATGGCGACATCACCGGGCTTCCTCTGCCGTATCGTGTGACCATCGACAAGGACAGCCAGGAAATCCTGGAGGTCCGCCGCAACTGGAAGGAAGATGATGATCGCTACCTCGCCCGCATGCCAATCGTCAAATACCCCTTCGTCGAGGGCATCGGCTTCTACGGCATTGGCCTGCTCAACATCATGGGCAACGCGACTGCTGCGGTCACGACTTCTTGGCGGCTGGCGCTCGACAGCGGCGCTTTTTCTTCCTGGCCCGGTTTTCTCTATTCCGAGCAAGTCGGCAGACAAGACACGATGACGTTCCGGGTCGGGCTCGGCTCCGGCGTCAAGATCAATACCGGCGGCCAGCCCATCGGCCAGAACGTCATGCCGCTGCCATATAAAGACGTCACGGCAGGCCTGGTGCAGGTCACCCAGCATATCGAGGAGGAGGCGCGCCGGGTCGGCGGCACCCCCGAGCTTATGACCGGCGAGGGCCGTCAGGACGTCCCCGTCGGCACCACGCTCGCCATGCTCGACCAGGCGGTCAAGGTCATCGATAGCGTGCACAAAGGCATGCACATCGCCCAGGCCGAAGAGCTTTCGCTGCTGCGCGACCTGTTCATCGAGGACCCCGATGCGCTCGTCTGTAACAACGCGCCAGGACACCAGTGGGAGAAGGCGGACATCGTCGCGGCGCTGCAAAACTGCGACCTCTCCCCGCAGAGCGACCCCAACACGCCGAGCCACACTATCCGCGTGATGAAAGCTGTCGGCCTCGTCCAATTGGTGCAGATGGCTCCGCAAATCTGGGATCTGCCCAAGGTCGCGCGACGTGTCGCTAACATGGTCGGCATGGGCGACGTCGACGACCTCTTGGCCCCGCCGCAGCCCGGCGCGCAACCCGATCTCAAGCACATGGAGGCAATGGCCAAGTTGCAGCAGCAGGCGGCAGCGCTGGCGCAGAAAGAGCAGGACAGCCAGCGTAAGGCGGCAATGGGTCACTTGGCCGAGCAGATAGGCCTCGTCAAAGAACGTATGAATGCGGATAATGCAGCGGCGGAGCGCATGAGCCGCGAGCGTGTCGAGCAGATGAAGGTGCAAGCATCGCTGGCGGGCAAGGCATCCGATAGCCGGGAGGCCCACCTCGACCGGACGGCCGACCTGATCGGCAGGCACCTCGACAATCAAGCCGCGCTGACGCAAGTTCAGGCCAAGAATGGCGGGCGGATACTATAGGGCGAATCAGATAGCATCGTGTTGCCTGCATGACGCCCTCCTGTCGGCTGGGTTGCCACCAGCCGCAAGTTCGCCCACTCAGAGTGTCATGCAGGCACAAGATGGAGAGCGATAATGGCCTTCTTGAATCATCCATTCGAAAAAGAGATCAAGTCCTCGGTGCAGCGCCGCCTGCGTGCGCTCGGTGCACACGCAGGCAAGGCTTGGGGCAGGGCCGCCGTCGACGTCAAAGGCCGCATCCCGAAGACGCATGCCGGTACGCAACGCCCGCTGACGATCAAGGGCGGCAGCGCAGGCATCCCGGCCGGAGGCAAGGTCAAGCATCGCGCCGATCGCCCGATGCACAATCGCTACGCCAAGGGCGGCAAGGTCAAGAAAGGCCACACCACCAATATCGTGATCGCACAGCATCCCGGCGGCAACCAGCCGCAGCCGGGTCCGGCACCGATGCCCGTCCCCGTACCGATGGGTGGCGGTGCTCCGCCCATGCCGCCGCCGATAGCACGCCCGCCGATCGGTGGTCCGCCCGGTCTGCCCGCAGGATTGCCTCCCGGCGGCTTACCGCTGCGCCCCGGCATGGCGGATGGCGGCCATGTCTCCGGCGAGTACGAGCTTTCACCTGCGGAGCACTATCACAACTGGGGCGAGGGCTATAAGCGCGGCGGCCACGTCAAGAAACATCATCTGCCGGAGGCCTTCATCGAGCACGAGGGCCACAAGCGCAAGCGTGGCGGCCATGTTGGCAAGCATCACGCTAAAGGCGGCTTCCTCGGCCACGAGCCTGCGCCCGGCAAGACCTATAAAGGCTATCCGCACTCGCCGACCACCGAGGAGGATGATGCAGTGTCGCCGACCAAGCGCGGCGGGCACATTAAGAAACACAAGGCTGGCGGCACGGTAAAACGCGCGGATGGCGGCCGGACACAGCAAGAGAGCGAAGCACAGACACCGAGATCGCCGCAAGAGGATTACAACAAGCCTGCACGCAAGCACGGTGGCCATATCAAGAAGCGCGCACACGGCGGCAAGGTCGAGCACGGTGACGAGAAAGAAGACCGCAAGCTGTTCGGCAAGATGATCAAGGAGCACGACAAGGCCGAAAAGCGTGCGCGCGGCGGCGCTGTCCATGGCGGCAAGTTCCACGGCGGCGAGAAGAGCCATAATTGGGGTCGAGGCATGGCCGGGAAGGGCAGTGACGTGAACCCCGGAACCGGCGGCAAGGTTGACCGCGCCAGCGTCGACCGTCCCCATGTATCTGCGCCGGGCGCGAGCGTGCATATGGACGAAGGTGGGGGGACTGGGTTAGCACGTATCGCCAAGAGTAAGATGTCGCAATCGCCGAAGACCTCGAAGACAGAGATGTAATGCCCGGCTTGTTCGACCATAACGATTTCACGTTCGCGCAACGGCTGGAACGCATGATCCAGCGTACCGTCCATGGTGATCGCGAGGAAGTAGGCCTGATGAGCCAAATTCTCGCCTCCGGCGGCGGCGAGAACTTCCACTACATTCGGGGCATGATCGTCGCCTACCAGGCCGTGCTCGCCGACATGCAGATGATTGCCCGCGACATGAACAACGAGGGGGCCGGTCGTCACGAGACGATGGCCATGAATTAGGTGAAGCACTGATGTCGATGCCTTATCACGGCCCGGTCCCCCGGATCGGTAATGTCGCGCACGTCCTGCGCGATTATCCTCCCACCAGCGCAGTCCCTGGCACAGGTCCGTCCACGACCATCACCATGGCACAAGGCCCGGTGAAGCCGTGGGCCAACGAGGAAGAAGCCGAGGAATACGCGCGCGACCCGAAAACCTTCCTGCTCAAGAAATGCGAGCAAGCGATGGGCAACGGCAAGGTCGCGCACAACTGGGTGCTGATTGCCACGCATTGGCTCCCGGCTTTCGCAATTTTGCCCAACGGTACCCGCTTCTATCGTTCCGACAACACCTTGGAAGAGGTGCAGTATCAGGGCAAGGTCGGCCTCGTCATCGGCAAGGGGCCGATGGCATTCGTCGACGACCCGGATTCCGGGGTGCATTTCCACGGCCAGGATGTCGATATCGGCGAATGGATCAGCTTCGATCGCCATGACGGCCGCCAAACCACCATCAATCGCGTCCATTGCCGCTATATCAAGGACGTGCAGATCCTACAGACCAAGATCCAGAACCCCGACTATATATACTAGGCCCATGACCATGGCTGACGAAGAGGTCCTAGAGGACGATCCGCCGGACGACATTGTCGAGACAACGTCGCCCGCTCCGGTACCACCGCGAGAAAACGAGGCCGATCAACAGCGCGGTGGCAAGAAAGCCGTCGCTCCGGTACCGCCCGCACATTCCGAGCCGCCCGAGCCGCCGACCGCCGGTCTCGAAGAGATGCGGCGGCAACTCAAGGAGGCCGAGGCCCGCACCGCGCAAGTCGAGCAAACGGCACGCAAGCTGCAAACCGAGCGCGACCAGGCGCTTGCGCTGGCGCAGGAGGCCGAGAAACGCGGCATCTCTACCCAGGAATTGATGATCGAGGATCAGATCAAGGCTACGGCCGGACAACTCGATGCCTTGACCGAGCAGCAAGCGGCAGCGTGGAGCGATGGCGATTATCCCAAGGCCGCGCAAATCAATCGCAAGATGCAGGAACTCACGGTCAGCCATGGTTTCCTGAACGAGAAGAAGCTCTGGCTTGTCCAGCAACGCGAGCGGCAGAAGCAGCAACTGCCGCCGTCACCGTCGTCGCAGGTCGCCGAAACGCTATCCGACCCGTTCGAAGCCCGTATCCAGGGCAAGTATTCGCCTAACGCGACGGCATTCCTGCGCAAGCACCAGGATCTGGTGCGCTCGGATGGCTCGCTCAAGCGTCGTGCCATTGAGGCCCATGAGGCGGCATTGGACGAAGGCTTCACCGCCGACACGCCCGGCTATTATGATCACGTCGAGAAGCTATTGGGGGCGGCAAGCCAGTCGCAAGAGGCAGATGGCGCGCCGCCAGCAGCGCCGCCGCCAAAAACCGGAGCGCCAACCACGGCTGCGCCGGTCTCGCGCGGCAATGTCCGCGTGCCTGGCGGTGGCGGCAAACCGCAAATGACGCCCAACCAGCGCCGTTTGGCAATCGAGCAGGGCCAGGACCCGGATGAGTGGTTTGCCCACTACAATCGCTTGCTGGCCGAGGGAAAGATAACGGCAGTGAGATGACCATGAACCGTATCCCCACTCCTACTCGCGAGAACCCGCGCACCGACATGCCGGAGGAGTTCGAGCCGCTGCATCCGGTACGCGATGCCATCCGTCCCATTGACGATGGCCGCGAGCGGTTGCGCACCGGCAATGTCAACGTCAATCCCTTCGAGATCGGCGATATCGTGCGGGCTTATGCGCCGACCGGCGGCAAGCGGCCCGAGGGCGAGATCGATTTCAACTGGAAGCGCCACGACGTCTACGGCAAGGAAGATTATGCCGAGATGCAGGACTACGTTCAGCAGGGTTGGCGGCCGGTGACGTATGAGATGTTTCCGGGCCGGTTTGCGCCGCCTGGCACTACCGGGTCGGTGATCGTGCGCGGCATGATCCTCATGGAGCGGCCGATGCGCTTGACAATAGAGGCGCGACAGGAAGAATTAGAGGCAGCGAATCGTGCTATGCGTGTGCACCAGAAAAACATGGCAGAGGCCCCGGAGGGGCAGGCCCCCAGGATGGCCCCGGTCATGCGAACCACGCGCGAGGCTATCGAGATCCCGGACTAAGGTTCGCGATCCCGTCCCGAAGCTCGGGACGTAAAACGCAGATACTGCCCACGGTCGGAGGCGAAGCTCGCCAAAGCCGGTAACCCTCAGAGGGGGAGCCGCCTATGGCGAATCCTAATGCGCCTTTTGGTTTCAAGCCCATTCGTCGTCTGGATGGCGCGGCCTGGTCGGGTAACCTGACCAGTCGCAAGATTCTCGCCACCAACAACAACGTCATGTGCAAGGGCGACGTCGTGCTGGCGTTGTCGACCGGCTATATCGACATCGGTGTGGCTGGCACCACCACGCACGTCAACCTCGGCATCTTCTACGGGTGCCATTACTTCAACGCCTCGGTCGGCTACAACATCTGGAGCAACCGCTGGCCTGGAGGCTCGCCCTCGGCGGGCGTAGATGCCGACGCCTTCATCATCGACGACCCTTATCTGGTGTTCGAGGTGCAGGCCTCGGCCGCTGCCATCGGCTTCGGTGCGATCGGCGAGAATGCCGACTACGTCGTTGCCACCGGCAACGCGCTC